AATTTTTTCCGAGGGCCTTCGCGGTCTGAGAAATTTTTTCCGAGGGCCTTCGCGGTCTGAGAAATTTTTTCCGAGGGCCTTCGCGATCTGAGAAATTTTTTCCGAGGGCCTTCGCGATCTGAGAAATTTTTTCCGGGGGTCTTCGCGTTACAGGAAAATAATTTTGGATCAAAAGATTCTGATAGTTCGCGCGAGAGCGCCGCCGCACCGCCAGTACGCGACTCCCCAAATTTTTTCTCATCCACAATCCTGTTTTCAATAGAATTTTTCTCAAAAAATTCACGAGGGCCGGCGCAAAAGCGCAAAAAGTGCGAAAAAATTCACTCGCACTCACACAATAAAATCATTGTTCCTCTTATTGTGTGGGTTATTGTGTGAGGCCTAACGCATTCTAAATCATCATCTTAAGATCCAACTCACACAATAGAGACAATACTTATAGCAACATTAAAACGAAAATAAGAGAAAATAGTGGAATAGTGTATGGGCCGCACGCGGTCGCGTAAAGAACGTAGAAATGTTGCTAGCGCGCGAAGCATTGTGTGAAAACGCATTTTTGCGCTCCTAACGCATTCGCTATGAACATCTTAACGCTCACACAATACTTTTTCTTATTGTGTGAGAAAAACACGTAACTCATTGATAATCAATGGGAACAATAATTTTGATCTGAAAAAGTATTGTGTGAGTTTGAGTTTTTTAACTTGTAGCTATGTAGCCCCAAAATTTTTTTGCCAAGCAAAATGCTCTATTATCAATAATGGTAGTAACGTTACTACTAACATTAACTCTTGAGCGTTCGTACACACGAACCATATTTCTACTCGCGCGCCCGAGCAAAATTTTCTTGCTGAATTTCGAAGTATTTCGGAATGTTTAATTATATTTGCGATGTTTATATTTGTAGATTGTAATTCGCTATGCCCAAGTATAATCAGCCCGAAGAAAGAAACAGAAGGGATGCTCAGCAGCCCATTGATAAGAAAACCGGCCTTCGCCCCTGGCAGCCTGCTTTCTGGGAAGCCCTGATGGGTAAATGCCCGAAAGAGGATGCCGGTGCGCCCGGTTCCAGACTCACCCCCGAAGCCCTGTGGGATTTGGCTTGCCTTTACTTCCAGGGAGAGAACGAGGACACAATGATTAGGAAGGATTTCATCCGTTCTGGGGAGAGTGCAGGACAAATCGTAGAGATGACTACGACTCGTCCGTTCTCCTGGGTGTCCTTCGATTTGTTCCTCCTCTACCACGGAATTAAGACTAGCGTCTTCAGCATACGGACTAATAAAGATGGCAAATTCCCGGAGTTCCAGGAAGTCGTCCAGCGTATTGAGCACGTCATTTATGAACAGAAGTTCGATGGCGCTGCTATTGGCGGGTACAACCCTCAGCTTATTATCCGAGACCTTGGCCTCTCTGAGAAGGTGGATGCTAATGTGAAGACGGAACAGCCTTTGTTCGTCGATAATCCCCAACTTCCGAAAGACCCGTCTAGTGACGATGACCTTCTCTAATTTGCTACTTGCATGCCGATTTATGTCAATGAGGTAGAGGGCTTTCGCTACACCACGGCTGTAGCAAAGCTTCGTCAGCTGACTAAACGCATCAGAGTTGTACCGGGAGGAACCTCAGGGGGTAAGACCTATGGGATCCTCCCGCTTCTCATTGATTATTGCATCAAGCATCCAGGCACGGATTGTTCAGTCGTCTCAGAGACAGTACCTCATCTTAGGAAAGGCGCACTCAAGGACTTCCTCAGGATAATGCAGGCTACGGGGAGATACGTAGAATCGCACTACAATAAGACTCTTCTCCAGTATACTTTTTCCAATGGGTCCTACATAGAGTTTTTCTCTGCGGACCAGGAGGCTAGGGTACGTGGCCCGAGGCGTAAAGTCCTCTACATCAACGAGTGCAACAACATCGACTTTGAGACCTACCACCAACTCGCCGCACGTACATCAGACATTATATGGCTTGATTTCAATCCGTCGAATAGGTTCTGGGTACATGATGAACTCAAGGATGACCCGGATGCCGAATGGCTTACCCTCACCTATAAGGATAATGAAGCCCTTAGCGAGTCGATCGTCAAGGAGATCGAGAAAGCTAAGACGAAGGCCTATTTTAACACAGAGCTCGAAGGCGATGCACTCTTCCAGCCTAGCAACATTAAGTCGTACTATTGGCACAACTGGTGGAGAGTATATGGCCTTGGTCTTCTTGGCTCCCTTGAGGGGGTTATCTTCTCCAATTGGTCCCAGATTGCAACGATACCAAAGGAAGCTAAGCTCATAGGATATGCTATCGATTTCGGCTACACCAACGATCCTTCAACCATAGTTGGAGCCTGGGAATGGAATGGCTCAGTTATTTGGGATGAGATGCTTTACCGTGCGGGGTTAAAAAACTCAGACTTAGCTCATGTTATGAGAAGCGTCGGTATTAAGGGCAAAGACTTCGTGGTGGCTGACTCGGCTGAGCCGAAGTCTATTGATGAGATTAACGCTTATGGATTTCATGTGGTGAGAGCTGTTAAGGGTAGAGACTCTATCAACTTTGGGATTGACATCCTCCAAGATGATGACTTCTACGTGACCCAAAGAAGTACCAATCTTATTATGGAACTTCGGTCTTATATGTGGGATAGGGACAAGACCGGTAAGACTCTTAATAAACCGGTTGACGCTTTCAACCATTGTATAGACCCGATGCGTTATCTTGCTATGGCGAAACTCTCGAAGAAGAGTTCAAAGAAAGCACGGGGAGTCAGGGTAAGACCTTCAGTTCGGAACACAGTTCAAAATTAGAATTTGCTGCAAGTTCTTGGAAAAATTTTCCAAGAAAAGTTCATACGATTTGAAAAAGTTGATTATATTTGCGGTAGGAGCAGAAGGTAGCTCTTACGGGAAAACGAATTTCATTAACATCAAAAGAACAACATCATGAGTCTTACTTGTCAGTGTCCTGCTGCTGCCAGTCTTACGACTATTCCGGCGGTCGAATGCGGCGAGAATTTCGGGCAGATTCAGAAGGTGGCGTTCCAGCGTCTTCGCAAAGCCGATGGCACGAAAAACTCCTTCACTGAGACTGCTTCCATTCTCCTGAAGGCTTCCTGGACAGCTCTCCTGGCTGCAGAGGATGGCTCGAAAATCGTTGTCTCTCCGTACATCGAGGCGCCCACCAGCGAGCCTGGTGCAGTTCGCACTTATGGCGGTGGCAACGAAACCCTCGGCGGCGTTGAGGAGGTCCTCGGCGCAGAGCCTACCGCTTTTTCTGCAGTACTTCGTCGTATGCCTCAGAGCATTATCAAAATCATGAAGGAGCTCTCTTGCGAATCCAATACTGGCAATCTGGGCGTCTATCTGTTCAATGATAACGGCCAGATTGAGGCAATCCAGGATCCGACTACGCCCACCACGTACTACCCGATTCCTATTCGCGCTTTCTTCGTCAGTGATAAGGGTCACGGCGGTCTGGAGAACCCTGATTCCAACAACATCAGTTGGCAGTTCGCTCCGAACTACTCCGACGACCTGAAGATTGTCACCCCTACGGATTTCAATCCTCTCACCGACCTCGTCCCTGCTTAATGGTTAATCCATGAGAGGAGCAAAAGTAACAACAGTCCTGCTGGTGGTTCCGGAACACGGAATCCAGCAGGACTTTACCTTAGAACATGCTGAGCGCCTCCTCCGGATGCCTCGCAACGGGGGATGGACTCTCCCTAAAGATTCAAAGTTCGAACTGACAGAAAATGGCCTTAAGTATCGAGCAAATACAGAAGGAGATAAGGGAAAACAGAAAAGGTCCCGTTCTGAGTAAGGCTAGAGCCTATCAGAACCGGATCAAGTTCCATGTAGAGACTAGAGTGTCTCCTTATTTTTCTCAGCCTCTGCATGATTTTCTCTCCAACGTAGCTTCATTGATTCCTGACGATAAATTCCGGATTTTCAAACTCCTCTTCCGGTTCCCGCTCAAGACCAATGAAGTAACAGGTATTGCGTTCGATAAGCTCTTCCGTGTCTTTGATGGGAGAGATCCTAAGTTCAATTTCCAATTCCGAAACACTGAGCAGAGAGATGACTGGGAGTGGTATCGCCAGGAGAAGCTTCACGAGCCTCAGGTTTGGAAAAGCGTAGGCTGGGAGTACCTTAAGACCGAAATCAACTCTATTCTCGTTGTTGACTTGCCTGAAAATCAGGAAGGCGACCGACCGGAACCATACTTCTATTGGCTCCGTATTCAGGACGTGCTCACATTCGATGCTGATCCTGTCACCGGTCAGATGCACTGGATTATCTTCTACCAGGGCAAAGATAAAGTTGCTGTAGTAGATGATATGTCTTATCGGATTTTCGCTTTTGAAAGAGGTGGCATCACGGGCGAACCTATTATTGAACATCCACACGGACTTGGGTATTGCCCGGCTCGGTTCTTCTGGGACAAGCCTATTTCGGTTGATGAGCCGGATTTGAAGAGAAGTCCTATTACGAAGCAGCTTGAGTCTCTCGACTGGTTCCTCTTCTTCCATATTTCGAAGAAACATCTTGATACCTATGCAGGCTATCCCATCTACTCAGGATATGCAATAGATTGCGACTTCCACAACGATGAGACTGGAGACTATTGTGATGGCGGCTTCCTTAAGGACAAGCATGACCACTGGAAATATGACGCTAACGGCTTAGTCAGATGCCCGCTTTGTTCGAGCAAGAGAATCTCTGGCGCAGGTTCCTTCGTAGAAATACCTATCCCTGGCGAAGGTCAGCCGGATCTCCACGACCCCGTGAAGATCACTACCGTTGATCGGCACAGTCTCGAGTACAATGTAAAAGAAGAAGAGAGATTGAAAGATGCCATTATCGATGGCACGGTTGGTGTGGATAGCCCAGTCCTCACTTCCCAGGCAGTGAATGAGAAACAGGTTTCTGCTTCTTATGATAGCAAGACCACGATCTTGCAGGGGATTAAAGAGAGTCTCGAGAGAGCTATGGAGTGGGTAGACAAAACCATTTGTCTACTTCGCTATGGGGACGACTTTATTTCCCTTAATATCAGTCTTGGGACCGATTTTTATCTGATGTCTCCGTCTGATCTTCGTTCCCTTTATAACACGGCAAAAAACTCTGGCGCTAGCGAGGCAGAACTTGATTCGCTCCAGAGACAAATCATAGAGACGGAATATAGGGATAACCCTCTTGAGCTTCAGAGAATGCTTATCCTCAATGAGCTCGAGCCCTATCGTCATATTGGACGTCAGGAAGCTCTCACGCTGTTCGAGAAGAACATCATGCCTGAGAATGATCTGCGTATTAAAATAAACTTCCCGGATTACATCCGTAGGTTTGAACGGGAGAACACCAATATCATTGAGTTTGGTTCTGCAATTCCTTTTGCCACAAAGATTGAGAGAATCAGGGCAGAGCTCGATAGATATGCCACAGAGGAAAAGGCTAAAATCATTAGCGTAACACCACCTAAAACCCCTCTAGAATCAATCCAAGAGTAAAATCTTAGTAAACCATTATAAACAATTCAAAAGGTAGAATTAACATGATTACAAAAGACAACAAAGATCTTCCTATTCTCGAGATCACTCCCGAGAATTACAAGGTCCCCGCAGGTGAGGAGAACACCTATCACGTGAAGATGGAGGTGAAGAGTTTTGACCAGCATACTGGCGAGCGTCTGAGCCATCCGTTCATCCAGAAGTTCTCTCGAGTTGATTTCGAGAACGGGATGATGTCCCAGCTTCGTCAGCAGGGATATGACATGGTCATTCTCCATGATCCGAAGGAGTGGCTGAAGAACCATACTGAAGCAGTGGCAAAGACCCGAGCACAGAAGGCTGCTGAGGCCAAGGCAAAAGCCGAAGCCGAGAAAGAAGCTCTCAAGGAGCAGATTCGTCAGGAGCTTCTTGCTGAGATGAAGGCAGAAGCCGAAGTCAAGAAAACTCGGAAGACTTCTAAGAAGGAGGAAATTCCTGTAGAACCTACAGAAGAAGAGTCAGACCTTTCCTAGTATAGGCACATCCGAAACATATTTATTAAACCCTTAAAAAACAACAACGATTATGGCACAGATGGCACAGCAGGAACCTCTTCATATTGAGGTGTCCGCCCTCGGTACTTTCACCGATGAACAGAAAGCCAAGCTTGTAGAATGCTACAAGGCTAAAACTATCCTCGACGTTGTCCAGCGAGCCGCTACTGGTGTGTCTCGTTGCATCGCCGCTTCCTATGCAGATGAGTCCACGACTCGCACCTACACCTTTGTGTTTGGCGGTGCTACTCTGCAGACCGTGACTGCCACGGAAACTATTCCTGCGGCCTAAAAGCAGGAACAAAAATTAACTTCGTATCAAATTCAAAAGGTAGAATATGATTACAAGAGAAATCTTAGTTGCTAATTCAGCACTAGCCGGTCTTACTGAAGACCAGATTAACGCCATCATCACCATTAACAACAATGACGTTGCCGGTGAGATTGGCAAGAAAACAAGCGAAATTTACCAGAAGTTTGATCAGCTGACCAAAGACGCTACAGGTGTGGATCGCCTTATGGGAGCTACTCCTGAAAAGACCTATGACTATCTTCCCCGCGCTATCCAGGAGATGAAGAAGAGTTTGGGTGATAATGAAGCCTTGAAAACTCAGATTCAGAATCTCACCGCTGAGAAGACTCGTCTCGAAGGAGAACTCGCTAAAGGCGCCGGCGCCGAAGTCCAGCGTCAACTCGATCAGACTAAAGCAGAACTCGCTAATACTAAAGCTCAGTACAACACCCTGCAGTCCCAGATGGCAGAGAAGGAAAAGGCCCACCAGGCTGAAATTTTCGGTATCCGCGTGGACAATGACCTTAATGTCGCTTCTAAGGGTATGCAGTTCAAGTCTGAGATCCCGGCTTCAGTCCAGACCATTCTTCTGCAGAATGCGTACGCTAAGATTAAGGGCATGAACCCCGACTATATTGATGACGGTAACGGCGGCAAACGACTCGTTTTCCGTGGCCAAGACGGAGCAGTCCTCAACAACCCCGAGAACCAGCTTAACCCGTACACGGCTGGAGAACTCCTGGCGAGAGAATTGAAAGATGTCTTGGCTGCTAAACGAGAAGTTACTGGCGGCGGTACTAAACCTCTGGGCGGTGGTTCTGGCGCTGGAGACCCGGCCGTAGACGTATCTGGAGCGAAGTCCCAGACTGAAGCTCAGGAAATCCTGACTAAGCAGTTCCTCGCTCAGGGTATGACTATCGGTTCCGACCAGTTCCAAGAAGCAATGGACAAGGCGTGGAAAGATAACAACATTATCAATCTCCCTATCCGGTAAATAAGGCAAAGGGTAAGCCTCAAACATTAACAACTTAAAAACAGTCAACAATGTCTCTTATTGCTACAAGACTTCAGAACTGGCGTGTTAAGAACCCTGAGTTCGACCGCAACATGTTCCGACCTCTGGAGTACGGCGCTCTTGACTTCTTTATCGAGCAGACCAACGCCCCGAACTCCATCCTGGATGCGAACCTTAAGGCTCGTGCTTTCGAGTCTATGGGCAACACTGTCCAGATTCCGGTCATCGACTATGACGGAAACGTGGTCGTCTCCAATGTTCGCACTTGCGTCATCGGAGACGCTGAGAACACGTCCGCCCTCTATACCATCGTTTGGGCCACCTATCAGGTCGGCTTCACCATGGTTCCTTCTCTTTACCTGAACAACGAGATCGGCTACGAGCAGGACTTCAACCGCAAGCTGGAAAAGGTCTCCCGCGCTCTGGCTGATGAACTCGACAAGGCCGCTGTCGCAGCTCTGGAGGCCAAGAAGACCCAGGTCTTCAAGTCCCTGCTGTACTACCAGCAGTCTTCCAACGTTGTCGATGTTCCTTGGGGTATGCGCGACGGCATCCTCTCCGATGTGAATACCATGATGCGTGCAAACGCCTATCCGGGCCGTATCCACATTATCGGTAACGCTGGGGTCGATTCCATGCTCCGCAAGCTCGCTCAGCATGGTCTCTACAATGATCAGAATAAGCGCATGGAGTTCGAGGACAAGATCGTCCACTTCACCAACAACGTGAACAACGACACCGGCAAGTTCGGTACGTTCTTCGCTGTTGTGGATGGCAACGTCGGCGTTCTCACCCGCGTCGATCGTGAGTCTCTCCTCCGTTCTCGCTATGGCGTCCACGAGTGGGATCAGGTTCGCCTGCCTTACATCGACCTCACCGTTGGTTCCCACTATTACACTTCTGTTGGCGACCAGTCCGGCATCGCTGGTGCTGCCTCTGCCGACATGACTTGTAATGGCAAGGAGCACTTCGGCTTCTCCGTCGACGTGGCATTCCTGGTCGCTTACAACAGCGATGAGACCACCATCGCCAATCCAATCATCAAGGCCGCTATCGCTTCCGCTACCGGCGCCAATCCTCTCGCTACCCCGGTGTTCATCACCAACGACGAGGACACTCCGGTCCCGACCGAGGCCGTCACGCCTTAAACGATCCGCTGAAATCCTTTCGAGGCTGCGAATTATTTCGCAGCCTTTTTTGTGGGTAATTAGAAACAATTTTTTATATTTGGGAAAATTAGTTATAATGATAAGGTTGAAAGAAATTCAGGATGCGATGCTACACCTTGTTGGATGGGAGCAAAGCTATGACCCTGAGAAAGAGATAAACGAAGCATTGACAGAATCTGAGAGTGGTCTTCTGTTCCAGCAGGCTCATCCTTTGATGACACTAGACAACATTGAGAACACGATTCCGGAGAACTTCATGCTTCAATATCCTGAGTGGAATGGGGAAACAGAGTACGTAGAAGGAAAGAAGGTAAGGCACCAGGATAAGGTCTATATTGCTTTGGCTGATAATGTTAACATTGAGCCTTCAGAGGAGACTGTAGATACTTGGGCCATTTACAACTTTCTTTCGGATTATCTTGAACGACTCACTCGTTCAGGTATTGCGAAAGCTATTCAGACTTTCCTTCAGACTAAACAACTTAATCGGGAGACCCGAGACCTATTTGATAGGAAAACCTTTTTTGATGGCGCTGCTCGCCTCCAGGCAACTATCCGGGCGTCTCATAAACTCGTAGGGATCGAGCTAGTTCCGGTTCGAGCAATGGGCGTCACTCTAAAAATCCATAAAATCGGATTCCAGGCTGTTGGAGCTACGGGTAAAGTAAAATTCTATCTCTTTCACAGTTCTCAAAAAGACCCAGTAAAGACGTTCGAAGTTAACTTCACTAATACTAGCGGCGGGTTTCAGTGGTTTAGTTTTGAGGATTTATTCCTCCCCTACATTAGTGACGGCACAGATGCCGGGGGAGCTTGGTTCCTTTGCTATTATCAGGATGAGCTTCCTTTCGGCATGGAAGCCCTCAACGTCTCGAAGGATTGGAGCCGAGAGCCTTGTGGGACTTGCAACATTGGCTCTGTAGAAGTTTGGCGGGAGATGACTAAGTATCTTCAGGCTTCTCCTTTCTGCGTTATTCCTCCGGAAGATTTTTCCGAAAATCCCCAAATGTGGGACATAGCTCAAACCATGTACACGAATACGATGAACTACGGTATCAACTGTGAGGTTTCTATCGGTTGCGATCTCACTGACTTTATTATTGAGCAGAGAGCGATTTTTGCAAACGTAGTTCAGAGACAGGTGGCTGTTGACACTCTTCGTATGATGGCCATGAATCCTAGTGCAAGAGTAAATAGAAATCAGTCAAACGTTTCAAGGATGGACATCCTTTATGAACTGGATGGAAATTCTCAGAGTAGCCGACCTCAGGGCCTTGGATACGATCTCAAGAAAGCTTATGATGCTCTTACCTTAGAAACTAAAGGACTTGACAGGATTTGTCTTAAATGCCAAAATGGAGGCGTAAAATATAGGACTGCTTAATGCCGGGTTTGAATTCCATATTGGGACTTCTCTCTGCTGCTGAAACAGTAGAAAGAAATCTCAATGAGGGTTTGTACACTCGGAAGGCTTTAGAACAGAACCAACAGAAGATTGTTGAAGCAAATGTAGAACAGTTATATGAGTATGGCATAAATAGTTTGGGCATACGAATCGATACGTATCAGCCTTATACGCCATACACTGTCCGGATTAAACAGGAGAAGGGACAACCTTACGACCGAGTGACTCTTCGGGACACGGGGGACTTTCAGAAGTCTTTTGAGGTTGTGTTTGAGCCGGCCGGGTTTTATATCACTGCTACTGACTATAAGACCCAAGACCTTATTGATAAGTACGGAGCAAAGATTTTTGGGTTAACCAAAGAGAATAGACAGGAGATTGCGACTAAATACGTTCTTCCTGTAGTTACAGAAGAGATTAAAAGGGAGATGTTTGGATAATGGAAGCACCTATCATCATAAACCCCGAGATGGCTGATGCTATTATAGCTGAAATCCAGCAGGGACTGAAAGAGAACATTCCTTGGTTGGATGTAGCATTTGGCCGAGCAGAGCGGATTGTAAAGCAGATAGAAGGCAGAACCCTTTATCTTCCTGCTATTTATATAGGAGACGGTTTGAACCCGAACGAGTATATTGAGCTTTCTCCGGACTCCCAAATCGGAAATTTCAGTTTCTTCTGGATGCTCGATCCGCAACGTCTCTCCTGGATGCCAAAAATACCGGGCGTAGTCAAAGCTCCGTTCGCTCTCATCTTTTGGTTCGACCTCCGAAGAGTTTATAAGGTTAAAGACAATCGGAACATCATGTCTTTAGAGGCAGAAGTTCTGAGAGTTCTTAATGGTAAATTTAAGATAGCTTCTGGCTCATTGAATATTAACAGGATTTATCATCTTGCAGAGAATATTTATCGGGAGTTTACCCTTACAGAAGTAGATAACCAGTTTTTGATGCACCCTTATGCTGGATTCAGGCTTGAGGGAGAACTAATTTACGAGGAACCTTGCTATGAGTAGTTTTTTGGGAATAGTTGTAATAGTGGCTTTGGTAGTCGCATTCTTTTATATTTTGATGAGTAAGTGGGGCGTTTGGGAGTATCTTCAAGTCCATGCAGATTCTTGGGCTTCAAAGATAACTCACAAGGACTCGGATTTATTTAATCAATTGTTCTCGTGTGTTTTTTGCACAACTTGGTGGACTAGTGTGATTGTTTGCTTAATCTTAGCCATTTGTATTGGAAACTGGACTATCATTTTGGTCCCTTTTTGTTCAACTCCAATAAGTAGATACCTTGTATGAGAGAGCTCAAAATAGGAAAACACAGTTTGAAGATATATGACTCTATAGAGGAGTTACCAATTGTCCGACACCATAAGTTCAGTAAACTCATGTTGATTGATGCGAATGTTGGGTCGGATATTTCAGACTTTGATGCTCATCTTGAGAGAGTGTTCCGCTATATTAAAGCCAATAAGCCAGATATGGCTGAGAAGGAGCTGATGGTTCTCCGACAAAATGTCTTTTTCATCCAAACCGAGGTTTCTCCAAAACATCTTGCTTTTGCTGCTCTTATCCATACCATTGATGGGCAACAGAATGAGGATTTGACAGACGAAGCTTTGAAGGCTCTTATTTCTAAGCTTTCTGATGTCACAGTAGGTGAAATGGATCTAGCAATCGAAGAAAGTAAAAAAAAACTAGACGGTGAACTACAGGTCTATTTTCCCCAGCTTTTTGATAGCGCTCCGGTAAAAGATTACTATGATAAATTAAAAAGACGGGCTCTTCTTATTATTAAGAAACTCACAGAAGAACTAACTCCCGGGGAAGAGAAAGAGCTGGATAGTTTAACTACTGATTTAATCATATTTTCGGAGCCACAGAGTTTCTCTGGACCTGATAGTTTTGAAATCCAGCAAGACAAACAGTTTGAGAACGCATGTCTTGCTATCTCGCAGAGTACTAATACGGACCCCAAGAAATTCACAGTGCTAGAATACTATAACGCTTTATTTTTCATTAAAGAACAAAATAAAACCCAGAGTAAGAGAACACATAAAAAATAAGGTGGTTAAAACCCCTCTATTTTGAACGCTAAGGCTTTGCCTTAGGGAAAATTAAGATATAAGAGTTTGAGCCTTAAAAACACAAAAAAATGGACCCTAATGCTCCTATCAAATATTCGGACCTTATCCAGCCGGATGATAGTATAAAAAACCTCCAAGAACAGTTGAAAGACTTAGCTGAGGAATATAAAACTGTAATGGATGGTATTAAAGCTCAAGCAGAAAGCGTGAGAAAATCTCTGAGCAGCATTTCTGGTGCTACTACTCAAGGACAGCAGACTATTAAGAATGCGAGTGCTATTATGGATAGATTAGCTAAGAAGGAGTTAGAGCTTGCTCAGTCGACCTCTGAGACGGCCAAAGAGTTAGCTAAAAAGAGCGCTCAAGTTCGTTATAATAATAGTATGATGAAGCTCCAGAGTAAGCTTGCTGAGAGTGTAGAAGGATCTTATGATGCTCTTTCTGCTCAGTATTCCATCAATAAACTTCGCCTTAATGCTATGAGTGCGGAGGAAAGAAAAACTACGGAAGAGGGAATGGCTTTGGAGCGTGAGACCGAAGCCCTCTATCAGCAGATGAAGCAATTACAGGAAGCAACCGGAAAGCATACTCTGAGTGTTGGCGATTACGGTATTGCTGCTGCGAACATGGCTTCTGATATTCGTAATGGCATTCAGGCTTTGGCTCAAATGCGAATTGAGATGGCCCAGCTTGAGAAGGAAGGGCAAAGAGGGAGTGAGCGATGGACAGAGCTCTCTGTTAATGCTCAGAAATTGTCTGATGATTTGAGGGATTTGAAGAGACAGTATCAGATTACTAAGTTGGAAACAAATGCTTTAGGGCAGCAAACTCGATATTTGAATGATGTTATCGGAGTTCTTTCTACAGGTGCTGGTGGCTTAAGTGCGCTTACGGGAACAGTTAATATGTTCGGGGGCGAAGCATCTGGTGCAGCTGAGGCTTTGGTTCAACTTAATTCTGCCATGGCCATTGCAAACGGTGTATCTCAGATTTACAATGGCATTTTCAAGCAAGGTAACATCCTTCTCGGAGTTAGAACTCTTCAAACTAAAGCTGCTACAGTTGCTCAGAACCTACAGACAAAATCTACTATTGCTGCCAAGGTAGCTCAGATGGCTTTGAATGTGGTTGCAAAAGCTAATCCTTATGTTCTTTTGGCAGCTGCTATTGCTGCAGTAGTTGGAGCTATAGTTGGGTGGGTGAGTTCGAATGCTCGGCTTATTAAACAGCAGAAGCTTCTAAATCAACAAACCACTGCCCAATTAGACTATATGGGCGCTTACCAGGAAGAAGCTACTAGGATCTACCGAGAGAACCAGAGGGCTTTAGAGCAAGAATTAGATATAGCTAAAGCGAGAAAAGCTAGCTATGCTGAGACTCAAAAGCTTGAGAACCAAATCCAGACTATCAAGGAGCGGAACAATCAGGCTTCCCGAGGATTCTACTCTCAGGAGATTAAAGATGTTGAGACAAATAGGACTGAACTAGAACGGCTCAGAAAAGAGTTACTTAAAGCTCAAAGCATCAGGGGGAATAAAAGAGTAGAGGTCCAACTCGATGCAGAAGGACCTGCTAGAAAGATTAAAGCTAATAAGGTTATCGACATAATCCAAGATAAGATTGATAACCTTAATCGCAAAGTTGAGATTGCAACTGAGCTCACTTATGATGAGGAACAACTCAAAGCAGATGCTGCTCGTCTCAGGGAAGAACATAGACAACAGGCTCTTGAGGTGGCTGCTCTAGAGCGGGCAGCTCTCCGGAGTGCTGAGGACGTTCAAAATGCTCTTCTGAGAACTCGATTTGACCGAGAGAGGACGATGGCTAAAGCCAATATTGCTCGTCAGATAGTCGATCTTAAGATTCAGCTTCAGACCGAAAGCAATCTAACTCTTGCTGCTAGAAAAGCGATGAACGGCCAGATTATTAATCTTCAGAAACAATTAGTCCTTGATATTGAAGACATTAACAACGAAGAACGTTTAGCAAATATTTCTGCTGTTCGAGAGCTTGAAGATGCTCGTCTTAAGGGACGTCAAGAGACGGCCGAGAAACAGCGTCGAATCCTTAAAATGGAATATGACAGGGATGTCGAAGATCTTGAGTTCCGCTTAGCAACAGAGAGGGATCTTACTGACACCGAGGTTGAAGCTCTTACTCAGCAACTCACTGCTCGTTGGGATCAATATCAGAAAGACAGGTTCGATCTTGAGAATCAGATCCGGCAGAACCAGTTAGACAAGGAAGCAGAAACGATTGACCTTCAGCTGGCTTTAGTCTCAGAAGGAACTACGGAAGCAATGAACCTCCGGCTCCAAGCTATTGAGAATGAAAGACAAGCTGCTCTCACTGCTAACAGAGCTCTGGCTTCTGATATGCGTCAGGAAGAGGCTACTATCAATGCTAAGTACGATCAGATGGCAAAAGAGGAAGCTGTTCGGTCTCAGAATGAGATAGCTAAGGCCAAACTAGACGTCGATCAGTCTTATGAAGAGAGTGTATTCAACCTCCGAGAACACTCTGAGAGGGAGATCGCTCGCTTCCAACTTCAGCAGCAGAAGGAGAGACTTAAGGCAGAGATTGTGGCTCAGAAAGCTCTTCTTGATACTCAGACGGGCGAACAGAAAGCCCTTACAGAAAAGACTATTAAGACGCTAGAAAATCAAATCAATGCTATAGACCGTCAGCTTAAGAAAGGACCTAAAGTCAGCAACATCTGGGAGCTCTTTGGATTTAATTCTGATGCCGCAGAAGCTCTGAAGACAATCACGGACCAGATTTTGAGCAGCTTACGGGAGATTACGCAAGCCAGATTGGAAGCTGCAGAGGAAGCTTTAGCGAGTGCTCAGAAGGAGTCCGATGCCGCTCAAAAATTCTTAGAGCTTGAGTTGGAAGCTCGAAATGCTGGATATGCCAACATGGTTGATACAGCTCGCAAGGAACTTGAACTCAGCAAGAAAAAAGAAGCTGAGGCATTAGAGGAGAAGAAAAAAGCTCAGCAGGCCCAAGCAAACATTGATACTTTAACACAGATAAGCTCGCTTGTTACTGCCTCAGCTAATATATGGTCTGCTTTAGGAGCATTTCCCCCTGCAGCCATAGCTGGTATTGCTGTTATGTGGGCATCTTTTGCTGCTTCAAAGATTCGAGCAGCCCAGATAGCTAAAGAAACTTATGGGGAAGGAACAGTTGAACTTCTTCGGGGTGGGTCCCATCAATCTGGTAACGATATAGATTTGGGTACTAAACCTGACGGGACTAAGAGGAGAGCTGAAGGAGGTGAGTTCTTTGCGGTTATAAATAAGAGGAATTCAAGGAGGTATCGTAATATCATCCCAGACGTTATCAAGTCCTTTAATGATGGTACTTTTGCTTCTCGTTATATGACTGCTTACGATAAGCTTGGGGATTTTGCTTTAGCTACTGCTAATGGAACAGATGTATCTCGTCTTGAGAAAAGCGTAGAAGAAATCAGAAAGCAAAATGAAACTCGGGTTTATGTAGATAGCAAGGGCAACACAGTTTTTCTGTACAAAAATCTTATCCGAAAGCTTAGGAATTAAAAAAAATCATTATATTTGTAAGAATGATTTTCTTACTAGAGAATGAGGGACCCAGTTTATAGATTCGACTTAACTATTGGGAGTGTCACAAAAAGAGCATACCCGATATATAGTGATAAACTGGCGATCCATTTTGAAAAAGAATCTGACCAACAGTTTTTTCGGCGAAAGTTATCCGAAAAACTAACCTTCCAGGCAGATGATTATGACCGGATAGTTGAGGCTGCTTTTGATACGAAATTTAGTCTGAAAATCGGAATATCTTATGATGGGGGAGCATCCTGGTCTGACTACTGGTCGGGTACGTTTTGGAAGACTGATTGTAAATTTGATGCCGACTCAGAGACGGTCGAAGTTACGCCGAATGTTGAGGATGCTTACGGGAACATTCTTGCGGGGATAGATAAAGAATTTGATCTAATTTCGCTTGCTCCAGAGATTGTCTCGGTGCAAATGGATAAAAGACCAATGATCCAAGTCTATGTCCCCGGCCAGACCTCTATTGGTTGCTTTCTCTCGGGGATGTGGTGGGAACAGGAGTGTGAAGCTATAGAATCCGAAGATGACTTAAGACAGGAGTACCATTTTGCTTTAAGTAAAGCAAATCGAATCGTAGAGACCTCGGGTGCTAATATCCCAGAAGTGTTTATGGGAGAAATATACTCTGAGAATGTTCCGGGGGTGCATGATTTTACGAATGGTAATTATACGTTTCGGTATAATTATGTCGCCGTTACAGGGGGTAGTTATGTCGAATGGCAGATCTTACAGGGGTCTACAGTAATGTGGACTTATCGCTTAAATGGAGCGCCGCCAACAGTACCGAATGCTGTCACTTTGTCGCCTGTCTCCGGGACAGGAGCTTCGGGGGAAGTATCAGTATATATCCGAGATATAAAAGTCTACTCCCGATATGTGTGTGATGTTGAGGCGATAGGTTCAGAACAGACCTACGAAATACCAAATAATGATCTCGTCCAGAATAATCGAAACTATACGAGGGTTATAGGTTATCAGTTTCCATCAACTATAACGTTTTCATCTAACTTAACTGTAACTCCTACAGAGTGGGGAATCTACCAACCCGGGAGGTATTATCAAGCACCTGGGTGGCTTAACGAATATTTCCCCGTCGCTCGAAACACATGGGGAAGAGTCTCAGTATGGTTTTCATTCTTTGTCTTTGATTGGGCGATCGAGCAAAGTGCTCGAAAACCTTTCGTGCTCAAAGATGCTTACCCACTATGGAGCGTGTTATCAGTTTTGCTTGGCCAGATAGCTCCGGGAGTAACGTTTGAGGGGTCAGCAGACTATTCGAGTTTTTTATACGGCTCGACACCACTTGGGAATGGAGCTCACAATCTTGTGATAACGCCAAAGTCCAATATTATTAATGCAGGCTATGATCAGCCTGCGAGGAAAGCTCCGATAACTTTGGGAGATATATTGATAATGCTTCGGGATTGCTTCCGTTGCTATTGGTGGATAGACTCGCAGAATAGGCTCAGGATCGAACAGATAGATTATTTCAAACGAGGCGGAACATACACGGGATGGCCTGTCGTAGGAATTGATTTAACCTCATTAATAGTCTCACGAAATGGTAAAGCTTGGTCATTTGCTGAGAGACAATATGAGTTTGATAAACCCGAAATGACTGAAAGGTATCAGTTTGGATGGATGGACGATGTAACACAACCATTTGAAGGTTATCCTATAGATATTATTTCGGGGTATGTGCAACCAGGCAAGATTGAACAGATTAACATATCAAAATTCACATCTGACGTAGACTATATTTTACTTAATCCTGCGGGAATTTCGAAAGATGGGTTTGTAATTCTATCAACTGGAGATCAGAGTTCGGATGTGTGGCATGAGACCCTATCAGCAAGTATCGAAGTGCAAGCCTCGGGAGAGACAAGCACAGACATCGATATTAGCCAATATAGGGGGAGACGTATACGCTTGAAAGTTTCAGCCCCGGTCCAGGTCGCTATCTACGAGGCTAATTCAGACCACACAGTAACCAATTTGATTGGTATCTTAGAGTCATCAAGCGTTGAACAGACACTTGAATACACGGTAACAGAAAACGGGTCATATATAAGTGTTTATGTTTGGGCGGATGCGACGATAACATTTACATCATTGGCATATACGGAAGGTGTACAAGCAATGACATCCGTGAGATACTGGCAAAAAGACCTCGACCACATAATGCAAAATGGTTATTTATCGTTTGATTATATGCAACGATATTACTCTTACGATATGCCAGCACCTCGATATAAGATTAACGGTAGTGAAATGTATGCAGAGGGCGTGAAAAGATTAAAACGACAGTCGCTTACATTTCCAGCTTATTATGATCCGGATTTAGTTAAGCTAGTTAAAACGGATCTGGGCAATGGCATAATAAGTGATTTATCTATAAATTTATCATCAAGGAACGCAAACGCGACGCTGAGATATGATACCGAATAATAATTTTTCTGTATTGCCGTGGTACACATCTATTGAGCAACAGAACGCTCGGAAATGGTGGATTTACGGACGTGAATATCCGTTATTCACGCCCGCTGGTACAATGCTTCCGTTTCAAGTTCTGTATGACATAGCGCAGCCGGATTTATCGGTATTGAATTTTTATCTGTACACGGATAAAGGCGTGCTGGTCGGCGATTTTACACAAGCCATAATTGATGCCGGATTAAAAATTGAACGACGTCCGGGGCAAACAATCGCTATTTATCCGGGTAATGCGGTAATATTCCCGAATCTGGATAATGGACGTTATTATGCGGCATTGCAAATTTATGATAGAAATTTCCGTTATTCTGAGGTGTTTACGGTTGTGAACGACATCGAACCATATTTGAAAATAGAATGGTGGGACGTGGAAGATTTCGTGATGGATGCGGGGACAATAGTTTATAAATATGCTAACAACACGCAGTTCCGAAACATCCTATATTTGCCGACTGATCTTGCAAAACCGGAATATATTTTCGAGGAAGAGGGCGAGACGAGGGACGGCTATTTTTT